CAACTCTACAATACCATCATAATACAATTGTAATGCACTATGTGCGGCAAACGAACCAGGACCTTTTACACCTAAGTGAAATACGTGTGCTTGTGTTCTACTGTGAAAAAATAATGATGCTAACTGTTCCATTTTATATATAAATAGTCTTATAATCCAGAAGAACCATATCCATTTGCTCCACGTTCAGTGTCAGATAGTTCTTTTGCTTGTTCTAATTGTATTTGTGGATATGGTATGATAATTAATTGTCCTATTTTTTCTCCAACATTATAGATAGCGCTATCCCATGCAAGTCTTTTAAATCTAAAAGATATTTCACCTCTATAACCAGAGTCGATCACTCCTACAGCATTTGATAGTAGTATGTCTTTTTTACTTACAGAGCTACGTGGAAAAAGTAATCCTACGTATCCTACAGGTATTTCAAAAGCTAAACCAGTTCCATATTCAATATACTCGTAATCTTCTGTGATAACGATGTCTCTTGTTATAGCTGTGATGTCTAAACCAGCATCACCATCCTTTGCATAAGATGGTGTTACTGCATGTTTGTTTAGCTTTTTAAAAAGAACCTTCATTACTTGCTTTTTATTTGTTGTAGTATTTCAGCTACATATAGTTGGTAAATCCAATCGTACTGTAATGGTATCATTATTTTATCTCACACGCTCCTCCAGCACAAGCTGCTTGTTCTTTTAATGTTGTATTGTCATCCATTTCCACAACTTTAGATAAATCAATGTTATGTAAGTGTTTCATCATTCCTTCATACTCTTCTTTTGTACAATCAGTAAATGGTGCTTGAACATAACTACCATTATCAAATGGAAGTACTGATAAGCCATTGTAGTGATCTTTATTATTCCACATCCAATCTCCCACAGCTTCCCACTCTTCTGGTTTGATAGATACAGTTGCAGACACATTGTGTGTATTACTACCACCTCTATGACCTGGCTTAACCCACTCTACATGTACTTTTTTAATACGCTCTAATAATTGAAATGGTGATTCAGTTCTTAAGATAGATCCTTCTGGAGCTGCTTGTGGTATTGATATCACTGCAGTATCGTGTGGACGAAAATATTCATCTTCTATTAGTTCAGGATGATTTAATAACAAGTAGGTGTAGATAGCTTCATTCTTGCCAATACGAATACGACGAACGTAATAGTCGTTATGCCAAGCATGAATACCACTTGAAGTTCCTAATGTTAATGAAGTAGTACCTGCAGGTTTAACTGTAGTTGTACGAGCTGATTTATTCACTCCTATTATCTTAGCTACTCTTTCGTTTTCTTCTTTTACAATCTTAGCTGATTCTTTCATGTTGTATCCCAACACAGTACCAGATCCAATACCAGTCATTGATACTCCAATTAAAGCATCTTTTTCTGTTGTACGTTTCCATACATCTCTTAGGTAATGAAAGTCTGTGTATCCTGCTTGTAGTGTTCCAATGAATGCTGCTGCTTTAACACGATTGTTTAAGTCTTCTTGAGATTCAATATCACTTACATTTACTTCACATAAATTACAAAATTGAAATGGACGCAAAGCAATTTCACAACATGGATTAGTTCCCCAATCTTTATCGTTAGTTAAGTAAATACCTGGCTCACCAGCTCCACTTAATTCAATACGTTTCCATAAATCTAAAAAGAATTCTTTTGTTACTTTATGTCTTAGTAAAGCTGCAGAGTTATTAGCTCTACCTCTTTGTGGATTGTTTTCCCACCAGTTACCTGACTTACAAGAAATCATTTCTTCATCATCAGCAGAGAACAAACTAATAAGTGCTGCTCTACGAATACCACCTGCCAACACAGCATCTGCAATGTGACATACTATATCGTGTACTTCGATTGGTGTTAGTTTGTCACCATCTTCTTTAAGATCTAAAATACCTTGTACTTTAATTAAACATTCTTTTAATGGCTGTGGTCCTGGTGCTTTTCCACCTGATGTAACTAGACGTGCTCCCTTTGGACGGATATCACTAAAATCAAAATCAATCGTCATAGATCCAGTAAAATAGCTTTTAACCAGCGTTTTTACTGCATCTGCCCATCCTTCTATGCTATCAGCAATTAGGTAACGCTTATGTCTTTTTGCATTTGGCTTTCTTACTTCTGGTAATAAATCTATGTGATGCTTTTGTACTGAGTACCCTACACCAGTTCCTCCTAGCAATAAGAACATTGTTTCACCAAATGCTCTTACGTCATCGATTGGTAAGTATGCACAATTGTAAATACGATTTGGTGATGTTTCAATAGACTTTCCAGCAAACTGCATGGATCTCATTGATGGTAATATCTTTTTTTCATAAACCATTTTATACACTTCTTCAATTTCTCCTGCTAATGCTGGATATTTTTTTAAGTGCATGGCTTTGTTACGGGTTACTAATTCTTCCCAGGTTTCTCTTCTTTGTAGTTCTGGTACGTACTTTGCGTACTTTAAGAAGACAGTAATTTCACTCAAGATCTCATTTGATATTGTCATCATAGATGTGTAGATTTATAAATTGTTAGTTTAGTATAAATAGTTATTGACTTAACCTTTTAATTGATTAAATTGTTTAATTCTGAAAATTTATTTGCTAATGCTTGACGAATTACTTCATCATTGTTTTGCATTAGTATTTTTGCTTCTTTACCTAATACAGTGTTCTCTGCATAGATGTTAATATGTGCTGTTGCCATATTCATTTTACTTGGAAAGGTTAATCCATCTGGACCAAAACGATTTTTAATTACATGCCATCTACCAGTACCTGATATTTTATCAGCAGTCTTTCTTGATAGTGATACTACAAAATCAGCAACCATTACTTTTGCATATGATTCTGCAATCTTATCTGCTTCAATAATATCTTCTTCCAAAGCAGATCGATTAGCTTGTGATGCAGTCCAAATTGGTATTTGATATGTACCTGCTAATCCTCTCAGCTCTTCATAGATATTACCTAACATAATATCATTTCTTACAGAACCTTTTACTCCAGTATCTCTTAACAAGTCAGCATAGTCTAATAATACTAAATCTGGTTTAGCACCTTGCATTACACACTTATCTAAGTGAGCTGCTATTGTATTTACTGTAGCTGTTTTAGTTGGATAGTATTTGATAATTAGTTTACCTTTAATTCCTTTAAGAGATTCAATAACTTCTTCTTGATGAAATTTTAAATCTTGTGAAGGTATATTAGTATAGTGTGAGTCAAAACGAGCTCCTACATAAGTTTCTGATAACTCTAAAGTATAGTAAATAACATTTAATCCTTTCTTAGCTGCATCTGCTGCTATGTTAACTAAAGCCATTGACTTACCAATACCTGCAGGAGCTACAAACACTCCCATTTCACCAGAACCTAATCCACCATCCATAATCTCATTAAGCACATCCCAAGGAGTTACTATAGTGTTTCTTTTATTTTCTACAAAACGTAAAGCCATATCATCAATATATTCATGACCTACATTACGATCAGATCCTGCTTTCATAGCATCATCTATACCGCTTTTAATTTCGTCATACTTACCTGATTTAAGTAACTCAACTGATTTTAAAATTGCTGCTTTAAGCTTTTGATTTTTACAAAAGTCTAATGTCTTGTCTTTAATGTATTGTAAATCTTCTGCTTCTGCAAATTTTAACACCTCACGAATATTATCAACTACTGTAGTTTTGAGCATAGGTACTTCAATCTGATCTAACTCAACTTTCAATACTTCTAATGTTGGTGGTGATTTGTATTCACCAAAATACTTCAATATAGTCTTAGTTATCCATTGACTGGATTCTGATGAAAAGTATTTTGGATCTAGTATATCATGCACTTGTTGCAAGAAAGCCCTGTCTCTCATTAAGACTGTGAGCACTTTATTTTGAAAACCAGTTCCAAAAAAACTTAATGTATCTTCTACTTGCATATTGTAACCATACTAATAATTTATTAATCTTCCAAGGTATGTTTGTCTAATTTTGAAGTAACTTCTCTTAACCACATTTCTGTATTTTTAATAGCTGATGTCATACCATCCTCAATTAACATTGTGTGGAATTTTATTTTTACGAGTCTTTCTACTGGCTTTTCCATCATACCAATAATCTTCATTTTATTACTCATGTTGATATCACTTGTGCCTAATTGTATTACTTCAAAATACAATCTAACATTTGCTTCAGCTTCTAGTACTTTATTGTAAATTTTTACTTTACTTCCTACTGATACTTCTTGTGCATACTTATAAAACTCATCCAAGTTCATAGCTTCCTGTGTAAACTTAGGAAACCTCTCAAAGATAGTCTTAGTGCCAAGTCCAGGTACTCCAGGAATATTATCACTATCATCTCCAATTAAAGATCTGTATATAGCAAAGTTAGTTGGTGGTACTCCGTATTCGGTAATCACATCATCAGTATAAAACATACGCTTTTTAGTTGGACTCCATATATGAACACGGTCATCTACTAATTGCATGAAGTCTTTATCTGAAGACATTATAAATACTTGTGAATCTTTCACAGCTAAGTAATCATTTGCTAAATAAGCAATAACATCATCTGCCTCTGAACCATCTATAGTCATAGTGGTAATAGGCATAATTTCCAAGTACTGAATTAGTCTTAGTAATTGCTGTAGTTGGTTGTCTTCTTTATCAACTGTTTCTGATCTGTTTAGTCTAATCTTTACTTTTCGATTAGCTTTGTAGTCTGGGAATATTGATCTTCTACGAGCTGAGCCATTCTTACCATCAAACACCATAATAACCCTAGTTGGATTAATGTTCTTGATAGCATGACCTAAGCTTAATAGTGATCCTGATATTCCACCTACATGCTCTCCATTGCCGTTTGTAACGGGACTCGCTGAGTATGCTCTTATAAAGAGATTGAGACCATCCACAATTAAAACCCTAGAGTTTTTATGGATAGTCTCAGTTTCACTTTGTCTGAGCTTGAGCTCATTAATCAGCGCTTGATATTTGTTTATCATTAATCTACTAAATCACCATCATCAACTGATATTGAATCTGGATCAAATCCATCTTCAGCTTTATATTTCATAATGAATATATCACAGATCTTTTTATAACAAAAGTCTTTTAACTCTGGATCTGAATCCAACATGCCTTTCCAATCTTTAGACATAAACCTAATCTCTTCTCCAGTAACTTCATTCACTAATGTGTAGTAAGCTCCTGATTGTTTAAGTAGGCTATGATCTTTCATAATTGTTAACCAGCTATTCTTATCATCAATTCCTGAACTAAAGTAGATATCAAAAGTTGCTTTCTTAAAAGGAGGTCCCATACGATTCTTAATTACTTGAGCTTCCGTTTGTACTCCAATAATCTGTTCTGTCTTACCAGTACCACTTTTTAACTTTCCTATACCTTTAAGTCTAATTCTACAACTTGCATGAAAACCCAAAGCTTTACCACCACTAGTAGTCCATTTGTCACCAAACATTACACCCATCTTTTCACGAAGTTGTGATGTGCAGATTAAAAGAACTCTTTGCTTTGCAATAATGTTTGTGATCTTACGCATTGCTTTTGACATTAAGATAGCTTTTGAAGTTGCCCAACCATCTTTATCATAGTCAGCATCTTGCTCTATTTTAGTAGTTGCAGCTGAAACTGAATCTATTGCAATAGTAACTAAACGATCTTTTGAACTTTTACGAACTGTTTCAATAATATTCTCTACAGCTTCAAACGAATCCTCAATAGTTTCCAAAGGTACATACAACATGTTTGACACATCTACTCCAACAGCTGTTAAGAATTCTTCACTTAAAGCATTTTCTGTATCAATGTATACTGCTAATCCACCTTTCTTTTGTGTGTTTGCTAATGCATGTGCTACAACTAAACTTTTACCTGAAGCTTCCATTCCCTGCAACTCAATAATACGACCTACTGGAAATCCTCCATTTGGTCTATTAGAGATAGCAAGGTCTAATAGAGTGGATCCTGTTCCGACCCACTCCGTTAAATCTGTTGGTGTATCTTCTTCTCCACTTAGGAAATGAGCAGCCTTAAAGTCTTTAAACTGTTTATTTAAACTGTCAGCTAATAATGAAGCCAGTTCGTCTCTGCCTGATATTTCATCAGGTACTTTTTTTGTCTGCTTTGCCATAACTCTTATGAATTAAATAGTGAATCAAATGCTGAAGAGATATCTTCTGATTTGGTTGCTGTTGTAGCTCCAGTGATAGGACTTCCTGATTGCTTAGTGCCATCTTGTGCTCCTGAGTTTGGATCTAACCATTTTTGTAAAGCTTCAGTCATTTCTGCATAACTTAATTCAGTGAACAAGTCTTTAAGATTTTTCTGACCATTTACAATCTTCTCAGCAATTTCTTTATCTGTTGTTGCTGGAGTTGTGTTTGGTTTTACACGTACTGTTGTAGTTGGAAATGCTCCTTCTTTTTCTGCTGCTGTATATTCTACAGTAACATCACGTCCATTCATAATGTCTGTGATATCACCGTAATCAGGATCTGATATAATACCTAATAATTCAGTAAAGATTTGTTTACCAAAAGCCCAAAACTTAACACCTTCATGTTCTAAACCACGAATAATAACTGGTGCATAAACTCTAAACTTAGGCTCAATTTTCTTACCTAACTTCCAGTCATCTTTGTCTCCTGACTTTTTTAACTTTTCTGCAAATTCTACGATTGGATCTGGACGTCCAAATGATACTGGTGATACCATTGTACGTTTTCCAATTTCATAATGAAAGTACATTTCTTGAAAGGGATTGTTTTTGTCGAATGCGTAGGGTACGATACGTACTTGAGTTTTTCCTACTGCTGGTTTCCAAATATGCTCACTAGCCTTATTTCCACCATTGTTTGTTTGTTGCATCTGTTGCAACTTTGCTTTAATCGAATCTAAATTGATTGCCATTTTTTACTTGTTTTTAATTGTTAAACTTACTTGACTTTTATTAATATAAGGATTCTTTTTAATACTTGCAACTATGTTGCTAACTTTTAAATCCTCAATGCTTGTCTACTGTTTATTACTTTTTTGCCTTTTAATATGACAATTCTCTTATTTCTATTGTTTTATAATTTGTTTGGCCATCTGCCAATAACATCGTGTCTTTATAATTATTCCATTCAATAATGAATGTTTTATCTAATACTCCATTATTTAAAATGCGAATTAAACTATTAATTGCATTAATGCTGTAGTATGTATTAGTTTCTTTTTTGCGATTGATTGATATTGTGTTACCTAATCTTCTTTCGCTAGTATTTACATTGTATATACAAACAACACTATTAGGAGCTTGAATATAGTAATAACATTTCATATTTGCAACATCATCAACACTATATGCTTTATAGATATCTCCAATACTAACTGGTAGTTTATCTAAATAAGTAAAAGTGCAAAGTAGTTGAGGTCTCATCTGTTTGATAGTACTAAGCTTATTTTTTAGCTTTGTTTAATTGGTATGTTCTAAGCGCAATATCAGCTTGTTTTAGTTTATCCTCTAATCCCTTTTCTGCAGGATCTACCGTATCTTCTTCTTTAATATTCTTACGCTTCATGTTTTTCTCACGAAGTAAACTTGCTACTTCTTCACGAATCATTTTAACCAGTTCTGATTTTTTCATTTACTCAGTTGTTTAATATAAATATCTCCATTTACTGTAAACACTTATAATTACTACCTGTTTTTATCTTAAATGGAAAATGACTTGGTATCACTTTGTTTAGTAACTCTTGCAATAACTCACACTTATCTTTTGGTAAATCAAACAAGATACTATCATATGTGTATAGTATTGGTACAATATCTTTATCTAGTGTTTTAAACAACTCATCAAGCATTGTTACGTTTTGTTCTGTCTCATACATTTGAATAAAATAGTTAAACAAAGTGTATACAGTTATATCCTGATAATTAGCTAATACTAATCTTCTTTTTGATATAGGACTTTCTACATACCCACTACTATTAGCTTCTCTCCAAATCTCTTGTGCTAATGCCTCAATAGACGCAAAGAAAGGTATATGCATATACTGTTGTTGTATTCCTCCATATAT